CGCAAACAGAGGACGAGAAAAAGATTAATTAAATAATTACTATAACTTACTCCACAAAGTCGTACGTATCGTACTCGAGACCGTCCACATCAATGTTTGCCTGGAAGACCATCTTATCGTGTGCGTAATCCGACCACTCACACTCTAGAAGACCCTGCTCCATATATTCGTCCGCTGCCTTGCCATTGCGGTAGTCACGGTCAAATAGGAAGAGTCCGTTGGCGTGTAGATCGTGCGTCTTACAGCAGATAAGAGTGCTTAGGGACTCGTCAATACGCGCATTGGGCTGAATGTACCAATCAGTACCGTGCTGAATAACGACCTGCATCGTCTTTGCCATCCACGATACATTAATGATACCTTCAGGCGTAGAAAACTGCGCAAGCTGCTGTAGCTCCCCAAGACACGGCTGAGGAATAGGGATTGAGTAAAACGTCGTAAACACGGGCATAATAGACAAGGTGGATACCTACCAATAACTGCAAAAACCACGGTTCAAATTTTTACGGTGGCGGAGAAAAATTGAAACCCCCAGTGGGCAAACTGCATTTTATGCCGCCTTTCTACCTATAAACTTTCTATCCTTCCTATCCTTTCTATCCTTCCATCCAAATCCAAATGGACTTTTACAGCATCAATGTCCCTGCACCCGCGCCTGAAGACTTTGACAACATGCATCTCATCCAGCTTGCGCAGATTGAGACCTGGAATAATGATATAATGGAGATTCATTGGCGCCCTGCCAGCCGCCAGATTCTTATCTCCATTGATGATGAGTGCATTGTCCAGCCTGATCATATTAATATTATCACAAGCATTGCAACACTCTTCTCGTGTGACGATTACCAGATTCGCATTACAAATCTGGCAATCGGCAATGACGGCGCAACTCCTGAGGAGTTATGGAGTCTTTACAACAGCAACTGGGTCTACTACGCTGAGAACAATGTCACACTCCAGTTCCGCGCCGATGTGGACTATGACGCTGACAGCGCACTACAGTGGGCTGATATTGTGCCTGACAGCCAGCCCTTTGCACCGATGCCTGATATCTACATTGAGTAATTTACTAAATGTCCAAACCCATAATAATCAAACAACCAAACCCGAAAATCAAACATCAAACATCAAAAAAATTTTTTTTACAGTGTGGTCCAGTATTTCGGCCAAGTAAATGCAAGGTTCTCAACCTCACGGTCCATTACACGCAACCCCGCAGGAAACTGCGGCAGATCCATAGGAGCCCTGTTCATCATAAATCCCCATTCGCCCTGGAACGACGGAATACATACATGGTAAGGAAACACCTCCATACCAAAAAACAACTGTTCGCGCATCCATACCATACCTTCACCGCATGCCACTTCATCACGTCCAGGACGAATAGGACCACAATGAGTCACAATTCCGCCGCCAACCGCTAAATGCGACATAATACGCTCACGGAACCGAGGTCCGTATAGCGTATCGCTTTCAGAAACAGCCATATCCAGCATCTCTACATCAGGATCCGGCAGGTCAAGAATAATCGCATCATAGAGCCCATCGGTACGGTCCAAGAAGGAATTAATATCATCAGGGCAAAACATCAGTCGTGAATCCCCGCGGACCGACTCATCTGCCCAACCAAGATGCCGCTGGCACAACGAAACAAGGTCCCCATCAATATCCACCCAATCCACCGAGGCTACAGCCGCGTCCGACCACCGCAGTACCTCGCGCACCGTTGCCCCCTCACCGCCGCCAACCACTAATACCTTTTTGTTAGGAATCTCAGCTAACGAAGCCAGCAACGGGTGAACTAAGTGCTCATGGTAAATCGCCTCATCGGACGACGATGATTGAATTTCGCCGTCTAGAAACAGCACCTGACCGTACGTCGGCGATTCGGCAATCACCACGTCTTGAAACGACGTTCGCCCCGCCCAAAACACCCGCCGTAAAGGGTAGTTCGTATGTACATCGGCGCTGCACGCCGTCTCCGTAAACACTCCGTTCTCCAACTCACCCATCAACTCTATGTTAGAAATCGCAGGCATCTTATATTTTTAACAAGTCCAATATTTAAACCTCCGCCATTTTAGGATGGACAACTATTCACGGTCAGTATTAAAACGGACAAATACAACACGTCGTAACTATAAACCAACACAGATAAAACGGGGGAAGCCAACTTTGAATATTAATAGAACGGGTTATTATATACCCAGACCAAATCCTCTTGTAACAAATAATAAGGGTTCATTTTTATTTAGAGAAAATTCATTTTTTAGACTCCCGAAAACGCGTAAGCATCGCAGCCGCAACAAAGTCTAAACAAACTAGACAAATTATATTCTAATGAAAGTACTTTCGGCACTTCCATTAGGACGACTAGGAAATGTTATTTTTCGTTATTTAGCAATGGTAGTATTTTCGGTTATTCATGGTGCTCAAATTATAGATCCAAATGCGGAAACTCCGACTGTAGTTATATCTGATGAATCCTTTTTATCATTAATGGATTTATATTTGGCAGATATGACTACAGATGTTAATAAAGACTATACATATGGATTTATCGGATATTTTCAGCATGATATGATTTATATAAAATACAAGCAACAAATCGTCGATTATATTTGTCAACATCCAAATGATTGTCTTATGACGGATGGCAAGACCGCACTACGAACCGATTTTGCGTATGATACACAATATTATAAGGCAATCGAATTACTTGAACATCCTACTGGCGATTTTCCTGTTTACGATGTGGTTGTTCATTTACGTCTGGAAGATTTTATAGATAATGGTAGCGTAATACATCCATCTTCAGTGCTAGATGTATTAAAAACAATTAATGCAGATTCATATTGCATAGTTGTAAATAACCCTAAAACTGAGTTGGAAATGAACTATATTGAATATCTTAAACGTCATTATTCAATTACAATTGTATCAAACGATGTTATTACCGATTTTCATACAATGAAAAATGCAAAAACTCTTGTTTGTTCGCGGTCAACATTATCTTGGACAGCGGCTTTTTTCTCAACAACGGTTCAACAGGTATATATGCCAAATTATCCGGCAACACGTAGTCACGAAACATTCCGTAAACCGATTGAAAACACCATTGCGTATAATTACCGATCGTGTTCTAAATATGAGCTTAATGAGTTTTTATTATTAAACTAGTTCCCGATCGTACCAATGAACAGATACATAATCATAATCATTACCAACCTTTAACGTTTTTGAATTTTTCCACTTGAGATGGCGAATTGTACATTTATCAGAGTGATAATTCGTCATAAAAGTAATATACATTTCATATTCTGAAGCACCTGAAGTATCAAATTCACCACAACGCATTCTTGGTACAACCTTTTCTAAAAATACTTTCCAAAATGGAGACTTATGAGTATTTTCAACAAGGTCAATGAGTTCTTTTACGTATTTAGTTGTGAAGAGCATATGATGACAAATACCTGAATATGGAATAATTTTATTCAGCGAACTGTGTAAAGATTGTATATGTTCAAAATATGCTGGCCAATATTCATTTGCTGAATTAAATAATGTAATACCATTTTCAAGAAATTTGGTTGGTCTTAAGAAAAAGGTGTCGGCATCAAGCACAAGATAATTCGGCAGAATTCCTGGAATACAAAATCCTGCGTAGAATTTGAGAAGTTGTTGTAGATACCATCCATTACGATTGTCTGCTCCGTGAATGTCTGCCACGCTTTGTTTTGAAAAAGGGAAGACAGATTCTGGAATAAAGATAACACCGCTAATATCTTCACGTACTAGATTTGAAATAATATAAATATTTCTACGATTTATAATATTTTTTTTTGTATACTCGAGTTGTGTGTGAATTACAGATAAATCGTTTGGTCCTACAGGTATAACAACATCAATTATATCGTTCATTGCTGAATTATATAAATATATATTATTTAAACCATGTCTTAATGGTCTAAATAATACAAAATGCAAGTTGTTCTTGTTCACATAGGTAACAGTTTACCAATATATTTATTGAATTGTATTCAGCAACTACGTCATTTTGTATCGGTGCCTGTTCATGTTCTTCTTGAACGTCAACATATAAATACATTTAATACAATGATTGCGAATTTGCCAGATATTTATTGCATAGGGCTAGAAGATATTCCGAAAACCAGCATACATTACGAATTTATGAATAGATCATCTTTATCACAAGGATTTTGGCGTTCAGCAAGTGAACGATTCTTCTATTTGTATGAGTATTGTTTGCTCAAGAATCTTACAAATGTTGTCCATATTGAAAATGATAATCTTATATATTACGATTTTACTAAATTTCTAGATATTTTTTCGACAAAGCCACTATGGGCAGTCTTTGACGCCGAACACCGCTGTATACCAAGTTTTGTTTATATTCGCAACGCCGATTCTATAAAAGAGCTTGCCGAGTTTTTTCTAACAAATAGTACTGCAAATGATATGGAAACGCTCGCAATGTTTCGACAATGTAATCCAGAATTTATCGGTTGTTTGCCTATTATAACGAATTATATAGATCCGCTTCCAAGCCGATACTGTGAACACGCGCAAACCTTTGGCGTTTTGTTTGATGGCGCAGCGGTTGGTCAGTATATAGGAGGTATTGATAAAATACATAATAACGGAAATACTGAGGGATTTATTAATGAAACAACTATATTTAAATGTGATAAGGCAAAGGTTGAGTGGCGTCAACTAAATAGTCTAAATATTCCTTATCTAAATGATTTGCCTTTAGTAAACTTACACATTCATTCTAAAGAATTAGAACGTTGGATGAGTAAATGACGGATGAAATTGTAACAGGTGAACGGCTACAAGAAATTTGTGACTTATACTGTGGGTTAATCGATGATTTTCAGTATAATCCACGTATAGCTCAACAGACTACAAAGCATTTTAATTTAATGCAGTTGACCGATTCATGGAAGAATCCGTCTATTCTATTTTGTTATGGACATCAATTAAAACTTTTTATGGAGAAAAGGAATTTTTTACAAAATCCCTATTGGCTTGTAACACATAATTCGGACGAAAACATTACAGAGCAATACCGACCGCTTTTAGACGATCCAAAATTACAAGCAATGATTTCACAAAATGTATGTATTGAACATCCAAAATTACATATTCTTCCAATCGGTATCGCAAATAGTATGTGGAATCACGGAAATTTAACACCTATAAAAATGCTGATGACCTTTTCTGCTGAGAAGAAATCACGTGATTTATATTTTCATTTTAATATGAATACAAATCGCTTAGCGCGTGAGTTATGTTATAAACAAATTTCGGCAAAGGGATTTACATTTGAACAACCTAAATCACATATGGAGTATTTGTTACATTTATCAAAGCATAAGTTTGCTATTTGCCCAGAGGGGAACGGTATTGATAGTCATCGTATTTGGGAATGTTATTATTTGGGTGTAATTCCTATTGTTCATAAATCGGTTTTTACACAAAAACTTCGCCAAATCCTTCCCTGTATCCTATTGGATAATTGGAGCGATTTGAATCTGTTTGATTGTTTACAGCAATATTATACTCTGTATAATGAACTTATGGAGAAGCACAATATGCTAAAATTATCATATTTTGAAAATATGATTACAAAACCGATCCGTTAAAACTCATAAAATTTGATGAGTCGCCGCCCGTTTAAAAGAATAACATACAAAAAAGAAGAGATGCCGGTTTTGTCACATTCATCGGACACTGAATCCATCGTAGGGATTCAGTTTGGGGTCTTCAGCCCCGAAGAAATCCTACGGCGTTCCGTATGCGAAATTACGAATCCTTCGACCGCTGAGGGTAAGCTTAATGGTCTCTTTGACCCGCGTATGGGCGTACTAGAGAATGGTAAGGTGTGCCGCTCGTGCGGTCAGAACAATCACAGCTGCCCAGGTCACTTTGGACACTTTGTGCTTGCTCGTCCCGTATATTACACTCAGTTCTTCAAGCTGTTAATGAAGGTAATGCGCTGTGTGTGCTTCAAGTGTGGCAAGCTGCTTATTGATAAGCAGCGCCATCAACACCTGCTCAAGCTCAAAGGTGAGTCACGTTGGAAGATGGTGTTGGATGCTGCACAAGGCACGTCTCGTTGCGGTGAGGATATTGAGGATGGCTGTGGATCGCGTCAGCCCAATAAGTACCGTGAGGAGCCGGTCCATAAGATTTACGCCGATTGGAAGAATCTACAGCTCCCGGAAGGCGTTCAGGCACCTGAGGGTGCGACGGTTGATAGTGATGGTGTGATGAATCTTTCGATGCTGTTAGAGCCTGAGTACGTCCATCGCCTACTACGTCGCGTGACTGACGAAGATGTCGAGTTTATGGGATTCAGTCGTCATTGGTGCCGACCGGATTGGATGGTCTGTACTGTATTACCGATTCCTCCGCCTCAGGTACGCCCGTCGGTGACTCAGGATAATAATCAGCGTGCCGAGGACGACCTGACAAGCAAGCTGATTGATATCATCAAGGCGAACAACATGCTCAAGAAGAAGATCACCGATGAACCGAAGAAGCGTGCTATTGATGAGTGGACAAACTTGCTCCAGTATCACATTGCAACGCTGGTAGATAACAATATTCCTGGTATCAGCCCTGCTGCTCAGCGCAGCGGTCGTCTGCTTAAGTCGCTCCAGCAGCGCCTGGGGTCAAAGGAGGGTCGCATTCGTTCAAACTTACAGGGAAAGCGTGTGGAGTATTCTGCCCGTTCCGTTATTACGCCGGACCCGAATATCTCCGTCAAGGAACTCGGAATTCCGCTCAAGATTGCAACGAACCTGACGTTTCCTGAGAAGGTCACGCAGTTCAACATTGGCAAGCTCTACAAGTTGATTCAGAATGGACCGGACACATACCCTGGTGCGAAGACGATTCAGCGCAACGACGGTCGTACCATCTCACTCAAGCACGTGAATGCCAAGTCGTTGGAGCTGTTTGAGGGTGACGTGGTGAATCGCCACCTTATGGACGGCGATGTGGTACTGTTTAATCGTCAGCCATCGCTACACAGAATGTCGATGATGGCGCATATTGCGAAGATTCTGCCCTTCAATACGTTCCGTCTCAATGTATTTGTGACGGCGCCCTATAACGCGGATTAACAAAAGTGAATCGTCTAAAGAAAAGTCTCCATTATAAATTAGAAAAACAAATGGCTTCCGGCAGCATTTATCAGGCAAAAAGTAAAACAACAAACAAAATATATGTTGGGCAAACACAAGATACGAAAACAAAAGACAATAAACAATACAAGTACGGTGTCGTAGGGCGATGGTCGGATCACGTAAGTTCGGCACTTCGTGGTTCAAAAACGCCTCTCGCCACTACGATACAAGAATTGGGAGCCGACGACTTTGAACTTACCTGTTTGGAAACAGGTATTCAAGAGGAACGGTTGGATGAACGTGAAGCCTATTGGATTTCTGTAAAACATTCTGTTGTGCCAGATGGCTACAATGTAATGCGTCATTCGCGCTGTAAACATAGGGAACAGACAACTATAGCAGAACATTATCTGCCGACGACAACAAAAGTTCGTCTATGTCCTGTAAATGCAAACGGTTCTCCAAAACTTGTATATGTTTATCTAGACCAAATTGAAGAAAATCCTGTAAGATTCGCTTTCGGACAAACAGGTGATAGCACATATGAAAACGCTCTTAGAGAAGCACAGGAATTCGCAACAATCTTTGCCGAGCACGGTATCGAAGTATTTGAGGAAGTCGCAGACGACCCCTATCGCAAATATGTAGAAAAGATCGAACAATTTCGTGACAAATTAATAGAACGAATTCGTATAGCTAACTTCAATAACCTCGTAGCCCTTCATATAAAAACAACTGACGGAACAAGTCGTATCTGTTTCGGTGGTAAAAAAATCAAACAAGATGATGCCTATAAAACTGCTCTTGCTATAAAAGAAAAATTAATGGAGACTCATACCAATATATTGGTACAAGACGACTATCGAAGTCCGCAACAGGCGGCTGCCTCTGATGTTGGTGCTAAAACATCTTAGGAAAAACAGTGTAACAGCACCCATATGGTTTACAGTCAATTTCATCCTGTAAATCAATGATATAACCGCCTAGTGTCCTAACCTGAGAGGGGTATGGGACGCAAGACCACCAAATTCAGGGAAACCCCTAAAGCCCAAGATTACCAAGGTACCGACGAAAGTCGCTACCGGCCACGGATAAAGTCCGAATGGATACGGTGACAACATCTTGAGATACGAGTTCTATATTCAACAAAATATAAGCAAGTAATGGGCAATCCTGACCCAAGCCCCTCTGGTATCAACATACCGTGGGGAAGGAGCAACGACTTGACGGTGGTCGGTCAAACTGGCAAGCGCCAGCAAGGCTTAAGATAAAGTCTACTCCGTGGTGAAAATCACGGTACAAATCCCATATGTTCGATGGTGATGAAATGAACCTCCACGCGCCCCAGTCGGTGGAGACAGCAACAGAATTAAGAGAAATTGCGGCGGTCCCGCTACAAATTGTAAGCCCCCGTGAGTCGGTACCGATTGTGTCAGTCGTTCAGGATACGCTGGTGGGCGCCAACCGCTTT